AAGGCAGGTTAATGGGTACTAAAGATATTGCTAGTGAGCTTGGTGAAGAAGGCCGAACTGTTAGAGGTGATTTACGCTCATTAATTGAAAGGGGTGAGATAATTAACCTTAGCAGTAATAAGCAAGCTTACTTGGTCCGTGCTGCGTGAAAGATTTTCAACTTACATTCACATCATTAAAGGAATGTAAATTAAAGCTTAATGAGTTATTCACCGGCAACCCTCAAGGTAAGTTTAGATTGTCGGTTGTTAAGTGGACAAATAAAAGAAGCTTAAGCAGTAACGCTCAAATGCATTTATTTTATGCTCAAATAGCAAAAGCACAAGGCGATAAATCAGCGTTAGACGTAAAGAATTTTTGTAAGGATGCTATTGGATTGCCTATTCTATTAAACAGTCCTGAGCATGGAGATAAGATAGAGTTTCTTTTACATAAGCTAGATTACTATAAACATAGTTATGAGTCTAAGATGAAGCTAATACAGTGTTTAAGTGTTACTTCTGAGTTTACAGTGAGTGAGTCGAAAGAATATTGCGACAATATGATATTTTATTTCTCGGATTTGGGTATACCAATTAAATATAAGGATAATTAATATGCCTAGTTTTTTTGATATGTGGCTACCTTTGAGTGCAACAAAGAAAACAGCAAGGTGCGACCATGAATTAGTAATTAAGGATGATTCGTTTGACCATGAATTTGGATGTGAACAAATATTTTATTACGAATGTGAATTGTGTGGTGCAACTCATGAAGATGATAATACTATACCGGAACAGGTGGATTAGATTATGAAATACAAAACAACAAATAGCAGACAAAGCAATCCTAGTTGCTACACTTGCGACAAGTTAATCACTAGAAGCGAAATAGCTCACACATCAGGCAAGCGTAAATTTTGCTTTAGTTGTGGTCGCATGGAGAATCAATATAGTGATGTTGGTATGAATAGGCCTCACTGTTAAGGAGTTAATTAAATGTTTATTGATTTTCCATTTAACGAAGATAAAAGAAAGCATCTCCATGGTTGGTGTAAAGGTGGGTATACGTGCCTTTGTCGCTGTTGTGCTAAAGGTTTTATTGGCGCTAAAGGTGCTTATAATTGCGCTGATTGTGCTTATAATTTTGATGAACAGCTTGAATATGAAAGATTGTGGCGCGAGGTTGGATGGCAATATACTTTACAATGGATTTATAAAAATTCATCGTTATACAAAGGAGATGGTTAAATGGCAAGATGTAAAATATGCCGTGACAAGTTTGAGCCTAGATTCTTTTTACAGAAATATTAAAAGATTAATGATATACTTAAACTCTTACCGCAGCACCTTTCGCCGTAGAGATACGGCAACACTTCAATTCAATAGGTGCGGAAATGATTAAACAAACTATCCATTCCATAGCTCAAAAAAGTCTAATTTACGGCGTAGGAATAAATGACGCTGACTACCAAGTACAACCAAGAACAAATAAAATTTCACATGTGTGTCCTTTTTATTCAAGATGGCAAGACATGTTAAAAAGGTGTTACTCAAAAAAGCTACACAAAAAACAACCAACATACAGTGATTGTACTGTGTGTAATGAATGGATGTTATTTTCTGCATTCAAGGAATGGATGAATACTCAGGATTGGAAAGGAAAAGAACTTGATAAGGATTTATTGATTAAGGGTAACAAAGTTTACTCACCTAGTACTTGTATATTCGTTAGTAGACAAATCAACAGTCTAACCGGTAGCGTATCATCAAGAAGAGGGAAATACCCTAGAGGAGTTACATTCGCTAAAGATAAGAATAAGTTTAGGGCGGCATGTAGTTACAAAGGGGTTAATTCTCATATAGGTTATTTTGACAATGCACTAGATGCCAGTAATGCATACGTAAAAGTAAAGAGGTTAATTATAGATGCTGTTGCCGCTGAGCAAACCGAACCATTAAGATCTGCACTTTTAAGGTATGAAATAATATGAAATGCAAGATATGTAAAGATATTTTCACTCCTAGGTTTTTCCTTCAAAAAAGCTGCTTTAATCCTGCTTGTTTATCTAAATGGGCAAAGCTTGATAGAGAAAAGAAAGCCGATAAGGTTCATAAGGAAAATAAAAGGAAGTTAAAAGATAATGATAAGAAGTTTCGTAGTGATCAAGCTCAAGCAGCTTTTAACGCTTATATTCGCACTAGGGACTGCAAGCTTAATTGTATTAGTTGTGGTCGTGAGCATAGTGGTCAATATCATGCTGGCCATTACAGAAGCCGTGGGGCGCACCCTGAACTTAGGTTTGAAGAACTCAATTGTCACAAACAATGCGCTCCTTGTAACAACCATCTTTCTGGTAATATCAGCAACTACCGCCCTGCTTTGATTGATAAAATAGGATTAGATAAAGTTGAATGGATTGAAGGACCACACGAACCAAAGAAATATACTTGCTCTGAACTGAAAGAAATTGAATTATTATACAAACAAAAATTAAAGGAGTTACAAAATGAAAGTATTGATTAGATTAAATAAAGGTAAGCAGTACATTTGCAGTGTTAAAGCAAATAGTCAACTAGATGCCGCAGCCATTGCTATAAAGAAAGTTGGTTATTACGGGGTTATTCCATTTTTTAATATTAAAGGGTAGGGTATGATATTTTTATTTATTTTATTATTTTTGGTTGGATGTGGTGATAGCGTTGAAGTCGTACAGAATGAGCCGTTGGTTTTTTCTGAAATAGAAATACCAGAGATTACCTTTAGAAATTCGTTGAATTATAACGGTCAAATAGACTTTATCAATGACAACTCTTGGGTGTTCACTAGTCATACTAATGATTTATGTATAGGCAAGTTAAACTCGTCATGTAGGAAGGTTAACGCTAGCTATAACGACGAGTTAGAAAACGATAGAGTTATAAAGTTATCGTTTGAGTTCAATGTTGTTGAGGTTAATTTAGAGTCAGATATGTATTGGAATATCCTATATCAAGACTGGGTGCGTATAGATCCCAATGACACAAACGGCAATCACCCTATATCAACACTTAAATTAAAAATATTCGACGGTGCTTTAAACCTTTGTCATTATGATAATTCTTGGCAATGGGGTTATGATTTTGGTGATAATCGAGATGGTAACGCTATTGACGTAGACCATAGTTTACACCAAGAAAATACCATGAATGGATGTAAGGTTTTAGATGTTGGTGTTAGCTATAACATAGAAATAATAAACTATGACTATGGGCGATTTGTTTACATGGTTAACGGTGTTGTAATTAGTGATAAAGAATATCAGACTAAATCACCCACTGAAAACCATGTGATTCAATGGGGTCAATATTGGGATAAGGGTTACAACAAAGAAAACAACCCATTAGATAGGGTCGTTATTCGTATTGATAACCTTAAACTGTGGGTCGCTCACCATTAGGAAAATCAACCTGCTCAGGGTATGCCCTTAAAGCTGCCCTGTATGACAATAAATCAACAGGGTAATCAGGTAATTTAACTAGTTCATCAGTTCTTACTAGCTCAGAGTCACGCCACGCCCTTTCTTTTATATCTTTAACTATCGCGTCATCTTGCTTGTAGGATTTAGTTTCATGCGTATCTGTTTTATATACCGTTTCTAATGTCATAATACTGGCCTTACTATATAGTTAAATTGTACGCTCGCGTCTGAGTCTGTTTGTAACTCTAAAAGTAGGCTAGACTCACAAACAAATGGAGTTGTAGGCTCGTTAGCTAGAGCGCCAAACAAAGGCAACGCTGTTAGCGATGTAAAAGTATCATTCCAAATAACAATATCATCAACAGTTAGTTTTACTGTTATTGTCTCTGTAGATAACTGAGCTAAAGCCATTAACCCTATAGAGTATTTACCTGTGAGCGATAACACCTCAGTTAATGCGCCTACTGCATTTATCCCATCAATCCTAGTAAGTGCCGTTGTTGTTGACTCTATCGTGCTTGGGTGATTTAAATCTGGTGCTAATTTAATTGCACCACCGCCACCAAAAGAATTTAATTTAATCGTCATACTGTCAACCTCCAAGCTGAAACCCCGTCAGAGGTTAATCTAATATCCTTTGATGATGTGTTATCAAATAAAATATCTGTGTCTGTGCCGCCATTTATGGTTATTGTGTCACTGCCTGCCCTTGTTACTGTTGGTTCAAAGCTAACAAACGCTAAAGGTTGAGATATAATCATGTCTGTATTTGCATCAACGGAACTAGCTAGCGGCAAAGTAAACGCTCCTGCGTCCTGTAGCTCGTTTGTTCTAGCTGCTGTTAATTCCCCGCTTACTGTTTGGGGTATTACTATTGTTAAATTGGTAACTTTAACCGTGTTAGCTGTTACCTCGGCTATCTTTGACCCATCAATAGCAGGTATCCAGTTTGTGCCGTTATCGGTTTCAGGGTCGTTACCTGCTGTAGCTGTTAAAGCTTTCCATAAATTACCAACTAATGATTGAACTACATCACCTATTACTGGTGTTACGTTAGTATTCCACCTTGTGATTGGGGGCCATTCTTCCCACTTGGTATCGTCTGTTGTTGGATTGTTTCCTATATTACCATTAGATAGTGATATGTAAAACTTGCCATCATCCCCCGTAGATATATCGTTCTTGTCGTATGTTACAACAACATCCCACAACACAAAGCTACCCAATTCTTTTTCGCCACCTACTGGGTCGCGTGATGCGTACTGTTGTTCGAATTCATCAAAGAACAATACTTTAGCTGAACCACTAAAAAATATGTTGGGCAAGTTACCGAATGAATCAGCCTCGACATCAATCACATTTTCAATTGTCTCGAATTGATCTTTATACGTGATCAACCGGCTATTAGTTCCACTCTTAAAAAAGTTAAGTGTGGAGTTTGCTTTGATGTTTGTTATTGGTGAAATAAATCTACTCAAAATTTGTTTTCCTTATTCTGTGCTACACTTGTTTTATTTATGAGGTATTTTACCATGATTACAGCCATTTTAATTTACATTGCATTTCAAGTTATTGTTGGTGCTATCGTTGGTATTATCGCATCTTATAATTAACTATTGCTTTAATAGCTTTTTAATAGCTTTGAATTGATTCTTTTCATTAATACCTTGCCTTACCTTGTTTAACTTCTTAGCACCTAGCGCTGTAGCGCCAAAGGCAGTCATTCCGGAAATGTCGATAGCAGCATCTACGCCGCCTTTTTTGGCTTCATTTCTGATTGCAGTCCTTGTTCTTGATCCAAATACATTTTCTAACTCATCGGCCATTATCGAAAGGGTTAATACATCGTCATCGAAGTCACCGCCATATTTCTTGGCTACATCTTCAAGCTTACCTATAGCCGTTAACAGGTTAGCTCTTTTTCCTGAATTATTTAGTTGTGACCTCAATAAAACACCCGCCGCCTTGTCTGCGTTAGGGCCTTTAAAGTCCAGTTTACTACCTGCTACATCTTGAAGCTTATCAAGTACGGTTATTGTGTCAGAGAATCGCTTATTGGCTTCTTTATATGGGTCAGATATATTCCCTACGCTTTCGTTAATGTCAGACCTTAGTTTTTTTACAACCCTTTCAACCTTGCCGCTTAATCCACCTTCTGATTTTTCAAAGCTAACCATTTCATCTAAAAATCCTTTGAACTCATGCGCACCTAACCCGTCAGTGTTACTGAATCCTTTATTTCTTTTTATGCGTAAAGATACCTTATTAACTAAGCTTTCAGCAGTAGACGATCCCTCGAAAATAGCAGATTCAAAGTTAGGTTTTCCTTTTTCGTCAAATTTAACACCTAGTCTTTCCATGCCTTTAAAAAAAGAGCTTATATCGTCATCAACATTTAGCGCTTTCCCTTTTAGGGATTTTGAAACCCTACCTAATTGCTCCCCTGCTTGTTTTTGGTTACTTTTAACAAAGTCAATATTCTTTACCAGTGCATCACCGGCTATGTCTGCTGCACCTTCAAGGGCCTTGTCTCTGGCGTTACCTTTGACTCTTTCTATTAGCGCGACTTGCTTAGACATGCTGCGCTTGTTGTTTTTAGTTGAGTTTGCGATCATTGTTGTTACGGGATCATCAAACCCTTGCTTTCTTGCTTCTTTAACCATGCCAAAAATTCTAGGCTCAAATCTATCTTCACCTAATTTTTTAAAGCTCTTTGGTATGTTTTCTGGTGCCACCTCGCCAAGAGCGTTAAGTATTTTGTTTCTGCTTTTAGGTAGTTTTATGCTTGGTGCTGCTATCTTAGGAATACCCAAGCCAGCAGTTAACCCAACAGGAGGCAAAGCGCCTAAAGTCTCGCCAATATCACCAACAAACTCTTGACCTGCCTCGCTTCTTGGTGCGAAAGTTAAATCACTAGCTCTTTGCTGTGCAATCTTAGCTCCTTCGCCGCTTGGTATTTGGCCAGTTAATTCTTTAGCTATACCCTCAACTGAGCCAGCAAGAAAACCTAAAGCACCACCAGTAGCACCCGTTGCAGTTGTTAATGCTGCCTCGCCTAATCCTGTCAGTGTTTCGCCTAATGTTCTTTCTGGTTGCGCTGGCCGCTCTGGGAATGCTGGACCTGCGCCACCTGCTGGAACGTCTAGGTTTTGTACTGCTTCTATTGGTTGAGAAGTGCCGCTAACAGTTATTAATCCGCGATTAACAGCTTCATCAAATTTAGCCCTAGTTGCAGGGTCAAAGTTATCCTGTAATCCTCTATTGGCAATCTCTTGCCATTTCTCTTGAGTAGTTGCCATTAGTTAAATAAATCCTCATCGGATAGTTGACCAACATTAATTTGTGCTGCACCTGATGGTGTAAATGTAAAGCTACTTAAATTGCCGCCATTACCGGCTTCTATTAATTGATCAAGCTCTGAATCTTGAGCGTTTTGGTCAGAAATAAAGTCACTTAACAATTGAACGTTAACCGCTTCATCTCTACCTAGTCCAAACATTGCTTGTTTCATGCCTTGAACATCAGCATCGGTCGGCCTAGTTTCTCCTGATGCTTTTAATTGTTGCCTAGCTGCGACTTCTGCAAACGCGTTAAACTCTTCATCAAACTGACCTTGACTAGTAAATACACCAGGGATAAAAGATGCTGCTCTACGTCCTGCACCTGAAAAAGCCTCTCCACTCTCTAAAGCTAACTTAAATTTAGTTGCTTTTTTAATTGCGGCACTTCTGCCTGACGAGGTACTAGAAAGAGTGCTTAATCTTCTAATGTTACCGTCTTGTATTGCTAGTTGCTGCCTGTTAAGTAACCCCTCACCAAGTTGTGCTGTTTTAATTGTTTGATCTAGTCGTTTTAATTCTTTCTTACGGTTAAATGCTTGGTCCCTCGATATGGCTACAGCATCCTTAGCGGCATCACCTTTTAATATCTCACCTGATGGAGATATAACTTGCCTACCACCACCCTGTAAGACTTGAATTATAGTTCCGTCATCTAATATTTTAGCTGATTGAACTCTAATCGGTGCGTCCTGCCTTGTATCTTTAAGGAAACCAAGATCAATGCCTACCTGTTCAGTTTGCATTAACTGGCTGATAGTGCCTTGAATATCACCAGAGTTAAAGGTTTCTAAAACACTTCGAGAGCCTGTAGAGTCACCACCCAATCTTTCAATGTTAGTAATTCTATCTTGAACAGTATCTAAGAAGCCATTGCCATTGCCCGCCTCAAGAAACTGCCTAGATTTTCTAGCATCTTGAAACGCTGCTTTCTTTCTTGATTCATCAAGCGCGTTAAAAGTTGATAGTATTTGAGCGCTAGCATTTGGATCTAAAGCAGATAGCTTTTGAAAGTCTAAACTGTTATTAGGGTTAAATCCGCCTTGACCAGACTGCTGAGCAATATTCTGCTGTAAAGCGTTTATCTGGTTGTTGCGTTGTGATGCAAGTATTCTTTGGCCACCTAAATGACCTTGACTAAAGCTCTGAGCCGGATTGAAATCAGCCATTATATTACCCTTATATTATGGTGCTTGTTGACCAAGGAATAAACCAGCAGCACCAGTTAAATTACCAACTAAGTTTTGTGCATTCTGACCTTGACCTAAAGCTAAATTAGCTTGGTTAGTTCCTTGCCCTAAAGCAATGTTAGCAAGTTGTGAACTACCACCCGTAGCGCTATTAGATAATAACTGCGCTAATTGTGCTTGTTGCTGTGCTGTAAACTGACCAGACTGACTTAACAAGTTAGCAATGTTACTAGCCGAACTACCAAGCAAGTTAGATAA